AGTATATACACCAAATACCAATCAAACTATTGCGTTACGAAATGTTAATGGTCAATACGCAAGTGTGATAGCCAACTACAGTTGGGCCACAGTTACACAGATTAACCAAGCCTTTGCCCTCAATGCTCTTGACACAATGACTACAACTGGTAATGTAAGTGTTGGTGGTAACTTGGCGGTCACAGGCACGGTCACTGGTTCTAATCTAACCAGTAAGAACACAAGCTCATGGACTGTGGCTACTGGTACAAATACCTATAGCATCACAGTTCCCACAAATGGTGCATATCAAATATGGGTTAGAGCTAACATTCCCAACGGTATCATTGCTTACCAGGCTACTGTGCATGTCACCAATACCAATGTGCCAGTGCTAGGCACTCAACGAGCCTGGAACTACACCGGTGGCGGAAGTCCAATACTATTAACAACTATGCCAACACAGATTGTGGGCACAGAAGGTACAATATCAACCGCCACCGTCTCAACTACTACGGCCAACCGATTTGATTTTGTAATTAATAACTCCAGTGGGTCTAGTCAAACAGTTCAATGGGGCTATGTCACACTCGGTTAAAAGAACCAAATGCTTTGGCTTTAAGAATTATTTTGGGATAAATAGAAAATAGTGAGATTTTTTTAAATGAGAAACAGAGTAAGTATGAATAATAAATTTAACAAAAACAAAGGATAAAATAATGTCATTTCCAACGACGCCAACGAACGCACAGACCGTTACGATTAATGGCATAACGTATTCCTATAACAGTACGCTTAATGCGTGGAACAGAGTAACTCTCGCAGTAGATATCTCTGGACCAGGTAATTATGCTAATGGTGCATACTCAACAGCTAATTCAGCTGCTTCATATGCTAATGCGGCTTTTACTAAGGCAAATAACTCAACAGACTTGTGGGTCCGTGGTCAAGCAAATAATGCTTTTGATGCTGCAAACTCTGCTGGTTCATATGCCAACTCAGCGTTTCTCTCATCTAATACACCAAGTTATACTGCTAACTCGGCCAGTTCATATGCTAATTCTGCATTTTCTACTGCTAATTCAGTATTCATTTTAGCCAATGGCCACTCAGGAATAATTAACTCAGCTGCAGCTTATGCTAACTCAGGATTTACAGTAGCTAACTCTGCTGCATCTTATGCTAACTCAGGATTTACAGTAGCTAACTCTGCTGCATCTTATGCTAACTCAGGATTTACAGCTGCTAATACAGCTGACGCTAAAGCAGTAGCTTCTGGTTCATATGCTAACTCAGGATTTACAGCTGCTAATACAGCTGATGCTAAAGCCGTATCAGCTGGTTCTTATGCCAACTCAGCATTTGCTGTAGCTAATAACGCTGCTGGTGTAGATTTAACACAAAATACAAATATTACGGCTGCGTCTACTTACGCTAATGCAGCTTTTGGTGTTGCTAATACAGTAACATCGGCTAGTTCGTATGCAAACTCAGGTTTTGCAGTTGCTAATGCAGCATCAAGTTATGCCAATTCAGCATATGCACAAGCAAATACAAGTGCAGTTGCAGGTTCATATGCTAACTCTGCTTTTGCCACTGCTAACAATGCATACACTCGTGCTAACAACAGTATCAATGCAAATACAGGCGGTACAATTACTGCCGACTTGGTCATTACTGGTAATCTGACTGTTCAAGGTAATACAACTTATGTTAATACACAAACGGTTACAACTGGTGACTCATTAATTAAACTCGCTAATAACAATACTACTGGTGATACAGTTGATATTGGTTTATATGGTGCATATAATCCTGGTGGTGGTGTAAAATACACTGGTTTGGTAAGACAAGCTGGCGCAAATTATTTCCTGTTTAAAGGTCTTGATACAGACCCAACTGCAAATGTATTATCTGCTGGTTCATTAACTGCTGCTAACACAGGCACATTGACTGCTAATATTTCAGGTTACTCGATTACTAGTAATGGCGTAGATTTATATGCATACACAACTAATGCTTACACAGCTGCTAACACAGCAGATGCTAAAGCAGTATCAGCTGGTTCTTATGCTAACTCAGCATTTGCTTTAGCTAATAACGGTGTTGGTATTAATACAACACAAAATACAAATATTACAGCTGCATCTGCATATGCTAACTCCGGTTTTGCAGTAGCAAACTCTGCTGCTGACTATGCGAATTCTGCATTTACTAAGGCTAATAATTCTACAGACTTGTGGGTCCGTGGCCAAGCGAACAATGCTTTTGATGCTGCTAATTCTGCTGGTTCTTATGCTAACTCAGCATTTGCCTCTGCTAATAATAGTGCTGGTATTAATGCAACTCAGAATACAAATATTACAAATGCTAGCACATATGCTAATGCGGCTTTTGCTACTGCTAATACAGTAACATCAGCTAGTTCATATGCTAACTCTGGTTTCACAGTAGCCAACTCTGCATCAAGTTATGCTAATTCAGGATTTACAGCTGCTAATACAGCTGACGCTAAGGCAGTATCTGCTGGTTCTTATGCTAACTCTGCTTATGCCCTTGCAAATACCGGTGTTGGTGTTGACACTACTCAGAATACAAATATTACTGCTGCATCAAGCTATGCTAACAGTGCATTTGGTTCTGCAAACTCTAAAGTTAAATTTACATCTTCTGCTACAGCACCAACTTCACCACAAGCTGGAGATATCTGGTACTATACAACAAACGATGTGTTATATGAGTACCTGTCTGATGGTACAAGTCAATATTGGTTTGATATCCAAACTCCGACATTATCATCAACAACTTCTGATTTAGCAGTTGGTGCTGCACAATACGCTAATGCCGCTTTTGCTGCTGCTAATAGTTCTTTATCTAATGATACGAGTGCAGGAAGTTATGCTAACTCAGCATACGCTCTTGCTAATAACGGTGTTGGTATCGATACAACTCAGAATACTAATATTACTACAGCTACTACAAATGCAACTAATGCTGGTACATACGCTAATGCAGCTTTTGCAACTGCTAACACAGTATCATCAGCTAGTTCTTATGCTAACTCAGCATTTAGCACTGCTAATACTGGTAGCACAAATGCAACTAATGCTGGTACATACGCTAATGCAGCTTTTGCAACTGCTAACACAGTATCATCAGCTAGTTCTTATGCTAACTCCAGTTTTGCAGTGGCTAACTCTGCTGCATCGTATGCTAATTCATCATTCAGTAAAGCAAACAATGCTCTAACTGCTGGTGCTAATACAACAACTAGTGTCCAGTTTGGTTCACTTGGTATCGGTACTGCCGCTTCAGGTACAACTGGTGAGATTCGTGCTACGAATGATATTACCGCTTACTACTCTGACGATAGACTGAAAACTAAATTTGGCAACATTAAAAATGCTTTGAAGATGGTAACATCATTGAATGGATTCTACTACGAAGCAAATAAAACTGCACAAGATTTAGGCTACACAGTTAGAAAAGAAGTTGGATTATCAGCGCAAGAAGTTCAAAAAGTTTTGCCTGAGATTGTTGTACCTGCACCAATTGATGAGCAATACTTGACTATTCATTACGAGAAAATGATACCTTTACTTGTTGAAGCAATTAAGGAATTGAACAAGAAAATTGATAAAAAAACTGACACTAAATAATTTGAAAATGAATACTATATTATGGCATTTCCAGTAACTCCAAGCAATGGCCAAAGTATTACACTTAATGGTATAACATACACTTATAGTAATACCTCCAATGCTTGGACTAGAGTAACTCTTGCTGTATCGGCACCAGCAGCCAGTTCATATGCTAATTCAGCTTATGCGACTGCTAATACCGCTTTTATCTCAGCTTTAAATGCTGACGATAAAGCGGTATCTGCTGGTTCTTATGCTAACTCAGCATTTGCCTCTGCTAATAATAGTGCTGGTATTAATGCTACACAGAATACCAATATTACAAATACTGGTACATATGCAAATTCAGCATTTTTAGTTGCTAATACACCATCATATGTAGCAAACTCAGCTGCGCTATATGCCAATGGTGCATTTACAGTTGCTAATAATTCTTTTACATCTGCTAATGGTACTATTGCTTGGTCAACAGCAAACTCAGCAGGTTCATATGCTAACTCGGCATTTTCTGTTGGTAATACTGCATTTACTTCAGCTTTCAATGCTGATGATAAGGCCGTAACTGCTGGCTCATACGCTAACTCATCATTCACAAAAGCTAATAGTGCTTTTACATCTGCTAACGGTACTATTGCTTGGTCAACAGCGAACTCAGCAGCTAGTTACGCTAACTCAGCTTTCGCTACAGCAAACACAGTAACATCAGCTAGTTCATATGCCAACTCTGCTTTTGCTGTTGCTAATAATGGTGTTGGTATTGATGCAACTCAAAACACTAACATCACAAATGTTGGTACCTACGCTAATGCAGCTTTCTTAGTAGCTAATACTCCAACTCATGTAGCTAATTCAGCCGCTAGTTACGCTAACGGTGCTTTTACTCGTGCTAATAATAGTATCAATGCAAATACTGGTGGTGTAATTACTGGCAACTTAACGATTACTGGTAATTTAACTGTTCTTACAACCGCATCAATACCAACTTTAAATGTTACAACTTCTATTACAACTGGTTCAGGTGCAGGTGGTGTAATTACTGGTGCAAATGTAATATACTCAAATATATTTGTTGCTAACAGTACCACAACTTCAATATCAAATTCAACTGGCGCCATTATTTCAAATGGTGGTTTAGGTGTAAAAGGTAATGTTTACGCTGATGCGATATATGATGGTGGTATTGAAATTATTGCTTATGCAAATACAATTTTCTTAGCAGCTAATACACCAAGTCATGTAGCAAACTCCGCAGCTAGTTATGCTAATGCAGCCTTTGCAATTGCTAATACTTCAACCTCAGCTGGTTCTTATGCCAATTCAGCATTTGCTGTAGCTAATAACGCCGTTGGTATCGATATCACACAGAACACTAATATTACCGCAGCTTCTTCTTACGCTAATGCAGCCTTTGCGGCTGCAAACACAGCTGCAACAGAACCAAATGCATTAGCATTTGCAATCGCCTTAGGATAACAATATGTCAAAACCAGCAACAAGAGCACAATTTAAAACTTACTGTTTAAGAGAACTTGGTTTTCCTGTTATTGAAATTAATGTGGATGATGACCAAGTTGATGACCGTATTGATGAAGCATTATCATTTTGGAATGACTATCATTTTGATGGCCAACAAAAGATGTATATGAAACATCAAATTACGGCAGAAGATATTAATCGCCGTTGGATTTATTGTCCAGATGCTGTATCATTTGTCACAGGTATATTTCCATTTGACCAATCAAATGCATCAATCAATATGTTTGATTTGCGTTATCAATTGCGTTTACATGACCTTTATGACTTTACATCCGTGTCTTATGTGTCATATGAAATTACTATGCAACATATCCGTACATTGAACTTATTGTTCTCTGGTACACCACAATTTAGATTTAATCGTCATCAGAATAAAGTATTTCTTGATATTGATTGGACAAGAGATGTTCTTGTTGGCCAATATGTTGTTGTAGAATGTTATCGTAAACTTGTACCTGATACTGTATCATTAACAGGCACAATGACTTATAACGCTTCTTCAAATACACTTGTTGGTTATGGCACAACATTTGACCAAGAACTTATGGAAAATGATTTCATAACTTTAAATGGTGTTGATACTGTTCAAATTTCCACAATTAATTCACCAACACTTATTATTGTTCGTGGTCCATTTGCTAATAGTGCTGCTAATACAACAGCAACTATTGCTGGCAATTCTGATGTTTGGAATGATAGATATTTGAAAAAATATGGATCTGCATTAATCAAAAGGCAATGGGGTTCTAATTTGAAAAAGTTTGGTGGTATACAAATGCCTGGCGGTGTAGTATTAAATGGCCAACAAATATATGATGAAGCTGTTGCTGAAATAAAAGAGCTTGAAGAAGAAATGTATGTAGTTAATGCATTACCAACTGAAATAATGATGGGTTAATAATGCATGGCTACAAATCTATACTTTAATAATTTTCCAGTAAATCAAATTACCAGCGAACAATTGCTGGTGGAAGACCTCGTCATCGAGGCTATGGGAATTTATGGCATGGATGTATATTACATGCCTAGGTCATCAGGTGATGTAGTTGATTTACTTTACGGTGAAGACCCATTAAAACAATATACAGCTGCATATCCACTTGAAATGTACCTTGAGGATGTTACAGGCATGGAAGGCGAAGGCGATTTTATGTCCAAATTTGGGCTTGAAATTCGTGATGAGATGACTTTGTTAGTATCTCGCCGTAGATTTGTATTTACAGTAAATCAACATAGACCAAATGAAGGTGATTTGGTTTATATTCCATTAGTTCAAAATTTCTTTGAAATTACTTTTGTTGAGCATGAAAATAATCAAGCAATGTATTATACATTAGGCCGTGGTCGTGGCGGTAATGTTTATGTTTATGCTTTAAAAATGAAACAATGGGTATTCTCTAATGAACTTGTTCTTACGGGTAATACAGAAATTGATGGACAAATTAGAGATGCTTACGGAAGAACATTACTTTCTTTGTCAGCTGGAGGTTCAGGAACATTTATACCTGATGAAATCGTTTATCAAGGCACAAATTTAGCAAATGCTACCGTAACAGCAACTGTTCATAGTTCTGTTCCTGGTTCTCAACTTTATGTTTACCGTCCATCAGGAATATTTGCAACTTCGACTCAAGTCAAAGGAAACACAAGTGGCGCAGTATGGAATGTTAGCACTACTTCTGATACTACTACAATGGATAATGCATTTGAAGATGTTGTAGATAATAATAGAATTGAAGGTGAAGCCGATAATGTTATTGACTTTACAGAACACAACCCATTTGGTGAACCATAATGCTAGGTAACGCACACTTTTATAATCGTACCATACGCAAAATTGTTGTTGGGTTTGGTACGATGTTTAACGACATTCTTTTGACTCGTTATTCAAAAGATGGAGCTACTGCACACGAAATAACAAAAGTGCCATTAAATTATGGCGCAAAAGAAAAGTATTTGGTTCGTATTAATACTGATCCAACTTTAACAAAATCAATTGCTACAACTGTACCTCGAATGAGTTTTAACTTAGAGGGAATGTCATACGATACTGGCAGAAAACAACAAACCACATTACAGAATTTTGGTTTTAGTTCAGGTTCTTTTACTACACAGTATGTACCTATACCATATAATTTTGATTTTAGTTTATCAATTTATGTTCGTAATACAGAAGATGGCACACAAATATTAGAACAAATATTACCATTCTTTACACCAGATTTCACAATTACCATGGATTTTATTCCATCCATGGATCAAACTTATGATATGCCTGTTATATTAAACTCTGTAACACCAGAAGTTGATTATGAAGGTGACCTAATGAATACACGATTGATTATTTGGAATCTTTCGTTTACTGCCAAAGCATACATTTGGCCTCCAGTTAAAACGCCATCTGTTGGTAAAATGATTACTCAAGCGAATGTTAACATATATACGGATTCAACTAATCTTGATTCACAAAAAGTATATGTAAACTTCGCTACAGGTAAAGGAGTTTATACAACAGGAGAAGATGTTTTTGTTGAAGCTCGTGATGTTACTGGCAAAGTTTTATATTTTAGTAATACATCAACTGGCGTATTAGTTTTAACTGATTTGAATAAAAAAATTCAAGCAAACGATAAAATAACTGGTGTTTATTCAAACTCAACTTTTACCGTTTCTACTATTGATACTTCTCCAACAAAAGCTGTTGCAATCGTTATAAAACCTAACCCACCAACTGCCAACGGAAATGGTCCATATGGTTTTGAAGAAACATTTACCGATTGGCCACAAACTTTATTATGAACAAGACAGACAAAAAATTATCAGAGATATTTGATTTAGACCCAATATCAAATGAGGTCGAGGTTATAACACATACTGAAATTGTTGAAACTAAACCTATAGATGTTGTTGAAACTGATACTGAATATGCTCGTAAGAATATTAGAAATTTAATAGATAAAGGTAATATTGCGGTAGATAATTTACTGCATGTATCTAAAGAATCTGAACATCCAAGAGCATATGAAGTTGTTGCTGGTCTTATGAAGACGATGGCAGATTTGAATAAAGATTTACTTGAATTACAAAAAAGAAAAAAAGATTTACAACCACAGTTAGATAATGTATCTAATCGTGGAAATATCACAGTAGAAAAAGCAGTGTTTGTTGGTTCAACAGCTGAATTGCTTAAACAAATTAGAGAGAATAAATAGCATCATGGAACAATTAATACAACAACTTAAAGTAATTTTAGGTACAAACTTTGCGTTATATTTAAAGAGTCACAACTATCATTGGAATATTGAGGGTCCTAATTTCCCACAATATCACGATTTCTTAAATAATTTTTATAATGATGTATGGTTACAAACCGATAGCATTGCAGAACATCTTCGTTATTTGGATGTTTATACTCCTGGTTCTATGGAAAGATTTTTAGAACTATCAGATATCCAAGAAGCGGTAGATGTTATTCCTACTGCAATGGCCATGATGCAACATTTAAAAGATGATAATGACCGATTCATTATCCACCTTCGTGCTGGTATTGTTGCAGCTAATCAAGCAGATGAACCTGCCGTTGGTAACTTTTTACAAGACCTTCTTGGTGCTCATCAAAAGAAGGCATGGATGTTGAGAAGTATTATTAAATAATATGATAGATGCTGGTGGATATCTTGGAAATTCGAACTTAAAAAAACTTGGTGTAGAAATATCTTACACCGAGGAACAAGTTGCGGAAATTATAAAATGTACTGAAGACCCGGTGTATTTTATTAGAACCTATGTTAAAATTGTTAACGTAGACCGAGGCCTTATTCCATTTGAAATGTGGCCGTTCCAAGAGGATATGGTCAGAACATTTCACGACAATCGTTTCTGTATTGCAAAGATGCCTCGTCAAGTTGGTAAAACAACTACGACCGTGGGTTATATGCTTTGGTCAGTTTTATTCCAAGATGATTACAGTATTGCCATTCTTGCAAACAAAGGTGCTCTTGCTCGTGACATTCTAGGTCGTATTCAATATGCCTATGAGTATTTACCAATATGGTTACAACAAGGTATCATTACTTGGAACAAAGGTAATATTGAATTAGAAAACAAATCTAAGATAGCCGCATATGCAACATCAGCTTCTGGTGTTCGTGGTGGTACATACAACTTAATTTTCTTGGATGAGTTTGCTTTCGTTCCTAAGAACATGGCAGATGATTTCTTTACTTCAACATATCCTGTTATCTCATCTGGTAAAACTACAAAAGTTATTATTGTATCAACGCCTTGTGGATTAAATCATTTCTATAAGATGTGGGTTGATGCAATAGAAGGACGATCCACATACAAATCACTTGAGGTTCATTGGTCTCAAGTACCAGGTCGTGATGCGGCTTGGAAAAGCGAAACAATACGAAACACTTCCGAAGAACAATTCAGACAAGAATTTGAAACCGAATTTATCGGCTCATCGGCAACATTGATATCTGGTGTAAAATTAAGAAGTCTTGCATTTCATAACCCACTATCCTCAATTGATGGGTTTGATATATATGAGGAACCTATTAAAGACCGACTTTATATTACGACAGTAGATTGTTCAGAAGGTGTGAACTTAGATTATTCAACTATTAATGTACTTGATGTATCTCAAACACCTTATAAACAAGTCGCTAAATACCGTAATAATAAATTACCTTTATTGTTTTTTCCAACTGTAATCTATTCGATTGCAAAGAAATACAATGAAGCATATGTTTTGATTGAAACAAACAATATTGGCCAACAAGTGGTTGATATTTTACACTATGATTTAGAATACGAAAACATTTACAAACTAGAACACCATCACATAAAAGGTCAGAGTATTTCTGGAGGATTCAAAAGGTCTGCATCTTTTGGTTTAAAAACAACAAAATCAGTTAAGAAAATTGGTTGTGCCAACTTAAAAACATTAGTTGAAAACGACAAGTTAATAGTCAACGATTTTGATACTATTGCCGAGATGAATACTTTTGTCCGAGTCCGTGACAGTTATTCTGCGGAAGAAGGAAACAATTATGATTTGGTGATGGGTTTAGTTATTTTTGCATGGTTGACGGCACAAACATTCTTCAAAGACAGTACTAATATTGATATAAGAAAATTAATGTTGGCAGAACAAAATATGTTAGTTGATGAAGATTTAGCTCCAGTAGGTATATTTGATAATGGCCTCAAAGAAGAAATTATCATTGATAGTACTAATGGAGATGTTTGGTCTGAAAGAGGTTATTCCTCTTCTGCAACTTTCTAAAAAACTAAATAGACAATACAAGAAAAATTGACTCACAACTAAAGGAGAAATCCAATGGCATTTCAGCTATCACCTGGGGTAAACGTATCAGAAATCGACCTGACTACAATTGTCCCTTCAGTCGCCACTTCAATTGGCGCATTTGCCGGTCCGTTCGCATGGGGGCCAATCGGTGAAATTACTACAATTTCTGACGAAGTTCGCCTTGCAACCACTTTCGGCAATCCAGACTCAACAAATTATGAATATTGGTTCTCGGCTGCAAACTTCCTTGCATACACAAGC